AGAAATCAAAACAACATCATCAATTATGATGATGTATGGCTAGGCGGTAAGAATGAGCGAATTAGTTGATTTATCAAAACTTGACGCACCAAAAGTTTTAGAAGATCTCGATTTTGAAACATTATTTGCGGAAAGAAAACAAGAATTCATCAAATTATTTGATGAATCAGAACGCGCTTTCTGGCAGTCTCGCTTAAGCCTTGAAAGCGAACCAATTACAAAACTCTTACAAGAAGTTGTCTATTTGCAACTGCTTGAACGCACACGCATCAATCAAGCCGCACAGGCAACAATGCTTGCTTATGCAACAGGTAGTGATTTAGACGTTATCGCCGCCAACTACAACGTAAAACGCTTACTTATTCAAGCAGAAGATAACTCGACAACACCACCAAAGCCAGCAATCTATGAAGATGATGCGGAATTACGATTAAGAACACAGCTTGCCTTTGAAGGAATGTCAGTGGCAGGACCAAGAAGCGCTTATGTGTTTCACGCCTTATCCGCTCACGCAGATGTAGCTGACGTCTCAGTCGTCTCACCTGAACCCGCCAATGTTACCGTCACTATTTTAAGCCGAACAGGACAAGGCGTCGCAAGTGAAACCGTATTAAAAGCCGTGCGCGAAAGATTGAACGATGAAAACATCCGACCCATCGGCGATCGTGTAACAGTGCAAAGTGCAGTAATCCAAACCTACGAAATCAGAGCAAAATTGCATTTATATCGTGGCCCCGAATATGAAGCGATAAAAGCAGAAGCGATGAAAAAACTCAACGCATATGCCGCAGAAAAACGCAGACTAGGGCGAGACATTAGCTTGTCGGGAATTTATGCAGCACTGCACCTTGAAGGCGTTCAGCGGGTGGAATTACTCGCGCCATCAGCCGATATTGTTTTGCCTAGCTCAAAATCAGGCTATTGCACAAATATTAATATTGAGATCGTAACAAGCGATGATTACTAGCCACCTACTGCCAACCGGTTCAACAAAACTGGAAAAACGAGCCGCAGAAATTTTAAAAAGTGCGGTTGAAAACCCAGTCATTATTGCGGATTTGATCAACCCTGAAAAATGCCCATCGGAGCTTCTTTCCTATTTGGCATGGGCATTTTCGGTGGACAAGTGGGACGAAGATTGGAGCGAAGAAGTCAAACGCATTGCCATTAAACAATCTTTTTTTGTGCATAAACACAAAGGCACCATTGCCGCCGTAAAACGAGTGATCGAACCAATAGGCTATCTTGTTGAATTAAAAGAATGGTTCAATCAAAAACCGCAAGGCAAAGCAGGCACATTTAGCATTACCGTGGAAGTGCCGGAAACAGGATTGAATGAGCAAACTTACAACGAATTAGTGCGATTAATTAATGATGTAAAACCTGTTTCACGCCATTTATCACAGCTCGCCATCGCCATTTCACCAACTGGCACAATGAATACATTCTTTGGGCAACAAACTGGCGAAATCGTCAGCGTTTACCCTATTTAAGGATTTATATGACAGCACAATATTTCACAGTATTAACAAACTACGGCACACAAGCTTTTGCAAAAGCCTTAGCAACTAATCAGCCGCTTAGATTATCAAGCTTTGCCGTGGGTGATGGGAACGGACAAGCCGTTACACCAACGGCAGACCGCACAGCATTGGTGAAAGAAACACACCGCGCAAATGTCAGTGCCGTGTCACTTGATCCACGCAACAACAAGCAAATCATCATAGAATTGACAATCCCTGAAGATGTGGGCGGGTTTTATATCCGAGAAATGGGCGTTTTCGATAGCACAAACAAATTAGTGGCTTATGCCAATGCGCCTGAAAGTTTTAAGCCAACACTCGAAAGCGGAAGCGGCAAAGTGCAAGTGTTGCGGATGATTTTAAAAGTCAGCAATTCTCAAGCCGTCACTTTAAGTATTGATAATTCCGTGATTTTTGTCACACGTCAGCAACTTAACCCGAAAAAAATCACATCATCAACCACAAATGGATTTGATGAAAGCGGGCATACACACGAAATCGAAAAAGCCGACACAACAAAAGCGGGAATTGTGCAACTCACAGATGACACAGGGCTTGACAGTGACAAGCTAGGATTGTCAGCAAGAGCAGGTAAAAAACTTGCGCAGCTAATCAGCACAGTTCAACTAGCACTTGGTAATTACATTCAAATCAATAAAAAATCAAATTCAGTTACTAGCACAAGTAATGACAATGTGGCGACATCGTCAGCTGTCAAAACAGCTTACGACAAAGGAGTTGAAGCAAAAACGGCAGCAGATGCGGCACAACGCACAGCGAATGATGGCGTATCTAAAGCCAACACCGCACAGCATTCTGCCGATAATGCCAATACCAATGCAAACGGTAGAGTATCTAAAAGCGGTGATGAGATTAATGGTAATTTAAGGATTAATGGTCAAGATGGCAATTGGAGTAAGATTCAATTTGGGTCTAAAAACGGCGTGTGGGAATTAGAAGTCCATCCTGAATCGCATAATGCAGTAAATCGCCGATTCAACATGAAGTATAACGGTGATTCGACAGTTTTCCTAGCATTCCCAGCAATTGGGGATAATGGCGAAATTGTCGCATATAGAAGTTGGGTTGAAGATAGAACAACACCGTGGAGCAAAATAGACGGAAAACCTGCATTTGCGACTAGATGGCCGAATGCAGCGGAACAAGGCTATTCGCACTCATTAGGTCGAACAGGTTGGACAAAGCTCCCTAGTGGGTTAATCATTCAATGGGGAGAAGTGAACGGAATGGGTGTTCACAAATTCCCAATTGCGTTCAACAATGTTGGGCAAGTCTTTGTTTGCGAGCGTTCTTATAGTGACGATGGGGAAATTGTTGTTGTCCGAGATGTCAACAATACATCATTTCGAGCATGGGCAAGAAAAGACATGGGCGCCTTCTTATTTTTCGCAATCGGGAGTTAAAGAAATGGCTTATTTTTATGACGTAAAAGCAGATGTGTTTTATAACGACGAAGTAAACCACATCACAGAAAATATGATTGAAGTATCAGAAGATGATTTTATCCGTTTAATTGATGCAAGAAATCGTGGATGTCTGCTTTTTATTGATAACAATGGAAAAATTGGAACAACCACCGCTAGACCAACACCATCACATGAATGGAACGGTAAAGCGTGGATTATTTCAAAAGAAAAACAAGCTGAACTTCTAATCAAACAGCGGGCAGAAATTCGCGCACAAATCAACGCTAAACGCGATGAGTGCGTAAATGGCGGCGTGTTTGTGCCTGAAATCAATAAATGGGTTGACACAGATGACAAGGGCCGCAGTACTTTGGTTGAAATCAAGGCTGATTTTGACTTAAACGGAAAAAACAATACTTACACATTAATTTGTGCAGATAACACCGCACAAGTTATCCATTTTGAAGAATTCAAAGCAGTATGGAACGCGGTGAAAACGCTTAAAGAAAAAATGTATGAGAACGCCTACATGCACAAAGTATTGCTTGAGCAATCAGAAAATCCGACTGATTACAACTGGTCAACTGGTTGGAGTAAAACCTATCAGGAGCATTTGAATGAACAGCAAGCTTAAACAATACCTATATCACAACATCATTGCTATCGACCAACTATTCAACGCCTTAACAGGTGGCGCAGCAGACGAAACATTGTCAAGTCGCACCTATCGCGGAGCGATATTAGCCGAACAACCGAAAAAACGGTGGCGTGTACTCTATCGTTTCATCAATGGATTATTTAGAGATAAAAACCATTGCAAAACCGCATACGAAAGCGAAATAAACGGCAAACAGCGCGATTATCGGTTCAATCAAGGGAATGAAAAATGAATGAAATAATTTTTGATTGGATCCGTGGGGATGACGAATTTGAAACACTCATTTTCAATAATGATGACGACACCCCAATGGACTTTACAGGGAGTCAATTTGATTTGCATATCGTGCCGGAACGAAGTCAATCAGAAACAATTAAGCTATCAACATCAAATGGCTTAACCGTTAAAGAAAACGAAATCACGCTGCACGTGTCGCACGATCAAACAGAAAATGCAGATTGGGCGGTGGCAAGTTGGGATTTGCAACAAACTGACAAGAACGGATTAATTAGCACCCTTTGCGGCGGCAAAGTGCGGTTAAAACGGGATGTTACAAGGGGGTGAAATGTGTATAAAAACTAAGGCGAAAGCCAAACACAAAGTGACACTCAAGCCTAAACAACAACACAAAATCACCATCAAGAAAGGTTATGCCAATATTGGCGGTGATCTTGATACAAGCAAATTACCAAACATCAACGAATTAATTATTCACTACAACATCGGAGCGCTTTAATGGAAAGACCAGAATTTACTCAAACTTTAACTGAATTTGCAGAATTTGTCGGCATGAAAGATAAGGCAATTATTACGCTTATGGGTGCATTATCAACCTTGACAACCACAGAAAAAGGGTCGATTGTAGGTGCTATCAACGAATTGAAGCAATCTATTACAGCTTTATCAAGTAGCAGTGCAGGCATCAATGATAGCGCGACAGGCGATAGTTCAACATTGTCCGCTAAGAAAATTCTTGAGCTTTTAACACAAGCAAAAGCCGATGTTAAAAATGAGCTTTTAGGCGGTCAAGTTGACGCGAGCATCGATACTCTTAAAGAGCTTGGTGAGATGCTGAAAAACATTCAAACTGGCGAAGATGGGTTAAGTAAATTGGTTCAGAAAATCACAATGACAAACCAATCTTTATCAATGCTTGTTGGGAAGTTTACTGTATTGGACGGTATCAACCTAAAAGATGCATACAACAGAGGATATAACCGATAATGGAATTTCAAGCGAATATATCAGAATTCGCCGAATTCATGGGAACTGAAATTAAGCGAATTGAAAAGAAAATTCCAGAGAGTGGTGGCAGTCAATCCAGTAATTCGATGATAATTACTGGAATTGGGCGACCTGATAAGCCTGATACAACAGGCAATGTGTTAAATGGTGTACCAAATAAGATCACTGGTAATGAGCCAAATGGAACTTTCTACAACTCAACAAATGGAGCAGGAGTTGGTGCGTATCTGTGGCAGAAGCAAAACAACAAATGGGTTGTTATATCTGGGGACACTGGCTCTAGACGAATGAGCAACCTTTCTGTAAATATTAAAGAGGGAGCTATCTATTTAAGACGAGTAAACAACACAGTTGAGTGTTCTTTCAGTAAAGGTCGTTGGGACACTATCTCTTTTTACGGGAGTAGTAATCCTAAATTCACACGAAAAAACCACGCCAAACGAATGGATATTTTACCCCCTCCAAGAATACCAATCGGCTTCCGCACCAGTATTCCGGTCATGTTACCGTTTTATAGTGATGACGGTGATGAGATTGCAACTGTGTATGTCGCCAGTATAGGTGATAGAGCTTATATTGAGTTAAGATTTAGGGACAAAGTGCCGACAGCCGACCTTGATTATATGCGTATGCCTGTTATCAGTTGGATAACAGACGACCCATTCCCTGAAGTTCTGCCTTAATTTAAATAAAGTGCGGTCAATCTTGACCGCATTTTGTTACCCCGTTTTTCACACTTCCAACCGCTCCCCCTGCTATATTCTCTCCATCACAA